GAAGAACTCTTCTGCGATGTTATTGGGAACGAACGCAAACTCATCAAGGAAAATTAAGTTAAACGAGAAACCACGAACAGAAGATCCGGATGTTGAGTCTGCGAGAACTCTTGAACCGTTCGCAAGATGAATAGACCCTTTGTTCCATTCTTTGATGCCTTGTTTAAGAAACATTGGTAGATATTCAAATGCCAGTTTTAATTTCTGTAGTAGTTCTCTGGCCGTAGGTGCTCGGTTAGCAAGTATAGCAATCATCATATCTTTATTAAATAAAACTTGATGAAGGATATATGCTACCGATGTTGTAGACTTACCAACCTGGCGTGGCAATTTGCAAATAGAGAAACGATTTTCATGAAATGTGGATAACATCTTCTTTTGAAAGTCCCACATTCTAAACGGCATTAGACCATGGTCAACATTAACAATCTTAATATACTTGGTGGCAAAGTAAACAGGATCCGCTTCGCACTTGATATATTCATCAAGTTCGGTCTGTGTAAAGGCGTGTCTGTATTGCTCGTTCGGTAAATTAGGGTTGTTCTGATATGTGAACGGTGTTCTGGCCATCTTGTTCTTTCTTCTTCTTAATGGCGTCCAGTAACTCGGCTGCCGAACCCACAAATACCGCTTGTTCAACGTTTATATTGCCGGCATCCGGCGTCTTCTTACGAGGATCGGAGTCAGGATCCGGACCTTTTAAGTCTTTCGTCATTTTCTGGACATTATATAGATCCTTAGTTGTTTCTGCCACCGTTTTAATCAGTGTAGAAACAACCTCATATCCTCTTGCCGATTCATTCTGTCTAGCAATTTGACTTATCTCTTCAATAGCATCATTACCTTTCACGATAAGATTTCTAAGAACCTTTCTCGCTAAACGATAATCATCTTCTTGATCTTTATTGGTATCAATTGGTTCATCCAACACTTCAAGTTGATAAGGCACGACCTCCTGTTTTTCAACAGGAGATGTTTCGTGATCTATACCCAAGGCATCTGATAAGTTTTTATCTAATCCCATAATAACACCATACTAAAGTTTCTTTTTAAGTTCTTCGACCTCTTTTTCAACTGCTTCAAGTCTAGAATATAATTTTTTATTAGAATCAATAAGAACCGCAATCAGAGGTATATATGACACTGATTTAAGACCTTGATCATTGGTTTCCACTAGATCGGGTAATACCTTTTCAAGTTCTTGTGCAATAACACCAAACGATGACCTATTTGTATCTTTCCATTTGAATGAAACTGGATTGATAGATTCGAGTATTACATCACCATTAAAACCTTCAATATCGGTTTTGAGAGTGATGTCGGACAGTGAATTGAATATAGTAGCACTTAATGTTCCTGTATCAGGGACAAAGTATAGTTTTGTTGTTGATATATTACTTGTATAGACATTACCAGAAGTTGTTAATGTAAATAACGGGTAATATGTTGATGTGTTTGATGTCTCATCGGCAACTTGTAGTGTTACAGTGTTGGCAAGATAACCAGCATAATTATTGGAACTATTCGCCATGGCACCAGCATAATTATTTGCTGATATAAATGAGGGTGCAACATTTGTTCCCGAAACAATCAAATAATCAGTGACATTAGCATTACCTACAACATGTAGAGATGATGTTGGAACATCAATACCTATTCCGACATAACCGGCAAAATAGTTATTAGCATTGCCGCTTGCATAGAAATTCCAATTATTGTGTCCCGAATTAGCAGAAATATTACTGTAAAAACCAAAATTATTGGCCGCAGTTGAAACATCAGAAATAAAATAACCAAAATGATTGTTGATAGTGCTACTAGGAGGAATACCCAAAGATCTAGCATTAAAATAATACAAACTATCGATGGCCATAAAATTATCCATCAACGGTTCGGCACTGAATATTTTAGCAGAGTTGGTAACAGAGGATTTAATTGTTGCATCCACTGAAATAGCATATGCATTACCTACTGGACCAGTAATATCTTTACTTGATCTAAAATTAAATGCTATAGCATCTGTGGCACCTTGTGCAATCGATCCGTTAGAATCGATTATAAATGGCGAAGAATCTGATGCCTGATCTTCAATAACAAAACAATGTCCTGTTCCGGTTTGACTGATTACTAATGCTGCATTGGTGCTGTCATTTACTGTAATTATAACATTGGATGTGAAAACATTAAGATTTGCTTTTGTGAATGCCGCGTTAGCAACGGTATATGCAGCAGTAACATTAATAAAATTGTCGTTGGCAAGATCGAATCCTGCATTGGCAGTGGTAAAAGCAACATTGGTGTATGTATACGCTGAATTTGATGTTTCAAACGCAGCATTAGCAACATTTGAAATGCCGTCAAGTCTTATAGCAATTTGATCAACATTAGCAATAACTGAAAGATCGTTAGCAAAATCAAAGGCAGCATTAGCAACTGCATACGCAGCAGTTACATTAACCAGATTGTTATTAGAAAGATTATAACCAGCATTGGCGGTGGCAAAAGCAACATTTGTAACGGTATATACAGCCGTAACATTTATATAAACGTCATTGGCAAGGTTATATGCAGAATTTGCTGTAGTATATCCTCTGGCAACATAAGCATTGACAGAGTTTGCCATAAATCCGGCATAACTATTACTACTAGTAGTGCTTAAATTGATATAAGCATTTCCTGAATAACCGACAGTATTCGACCAAGAATTGGCAGCAACTCTTAATAGGTCAATATTGGCCGTTGTGTTGGAGTGGTGATAATAAAGTTCATCAAAATTATTACTTGTTTTTTCAAATGCTGTTCTAAGGGTGTCACCTGTGCCATCATTTGGTACTGTGCCGGTGTTAATAATTTCTTGACTCATATTGGTTCAAATTCCTGCTGGTTTTAACCTATTTATGTTTCCGTATCCGGCCATTCGGTTATGTCGATATCATAACCATAATCATCTTCCGGTTCTGCATTTATAGGATCCGGTCTAATTCTGATTTCCACTAACTTTAACGGATTAGCATCAAAAGACTCGATTCTACAAACGCCATTTGTTGATACGGCATGAATAGTATTGTTTGTTTTAAAAGTTCCTTGAGTAGCACCTAATATTAATTTCGATGTGTTTGCACTATATTTAATAATGATCCCATAAGCGGTTGCATTTTTATAGTTATCACCTTGAAAAACCATATCATCTGTTTTGAATATACCACTAACATTGTTTGCATTTATTCTTACAATATATCCGGATTTCAAAGACGGATCGTTGTAGATATTTGCATATACGGTACGAATGATCTTTGGATATGAGATTGGACCATAGTAATGCATCTTCATAGTAAATGTTAAAGTCCAATTAACATATCTTACTGAATCAAAGTTTCCTTCATACTGAATATCATTTGTAACACTATTTAAAATAATAGGAATATCTTTCGGAAATCCAAGGTCTGGTATCATGTTAGCAGATACAGTAAAATCAGGATTAAAGAAAGGTAAAATCTGCTCTACGATATGAGTTCCATCATCAATATTTCTTGCATAGATGTTTAGTGCAAATGTGATATCGTAAGGTACACCCATATACGAAGATGAAACATGAGTATTTGTATTGGCCTTAGATGCTCTTAATAATGAGTTTTGTTTTCTAGTAGCATCATATGAAATACCTGTTATTTCAAATGACATTCTTGGAAGAACAACTTGAACTTGTTTCTGTAAATCCGGATCGCTAAACAGTCTGGTAACCATCTTCTCTTTTGGTGAATAGATGATTGGAACCAGAAAACGATCAATTTCTTTTCCTGTGGTGTTATTCTTTCTGATAATATAGATATCATCGAACATTCTACCAAATAGAATGACAGATTTACGAGTTAATTGATGATAGAAATGATCGTTATTGAGCATTACTTTATTTTCTTTCCTTTAGAATCAAGGAGTACCAAAAGGATTTAATTCACTCAAATCCAAAATGAGTGTAGCACCTTCATTAAAATCTTCATTATCGACAATATCATATTCATTATAATCGGTTCTCGTATCGATTCCAGATGTGCTTACAATAGTTTTATAAACAGCACTTGTTGTATTAGAATATACATTAGCATTAGCACTAAATGTTCCTTCGATATCATATAGTAGCATCATACCGTTGGCGGCATACCATTCTTTAATTCTACCTGAAGCACTGTTATTGGCCCAGGTTCCATCAGGTGATTGATAAACGGTTTCACCGTCAACAAATGAACCTGTTCCGGATGTGTTTAGTGTAATTTTTATAGTATAAGCATTTTCTTCGGCAACCTCATCAATCTCACCGACACCGGTGTCAATTTCTTCTTGACTATAACGGAACTGTTCGCAACGCATTTCATAGACAAAAGGATTTCTCTTACCTAAGGAGAAGAACATTAATTCTTCTTCGATAAACTTAATTTCAAACATGCGATGTAATACGGGAACATAAACAAGGTCACCTTCTTGTGGCCTCTGTCTTATTATTGATGGTACATACTTTGCAAATGAACGACGGGACAGAACAAAGTTTGAAGTATCTCTAATCTCTAGACCAAACTTTGAAAAGAAGTCGTTGTCACCTTCAAAACCTTCAACATTAGCAAGATATGCTTCAATCATATAAGCATGTTTAAACTTGACTTTGGTCGATTCGCCAAAGATCATATCCATTTCATCAAGTGCTTCTCTTGGGATATAATAAACATTATGTCCCATAACCTGGATGCTTTCAACAATAACATCCTCCATAAGCATATGCTCATTGTTTATCCTTGCTTGCCCTGGGAAGTTGCTAAAGTGTGGATTTGTGGCCATTATGATACCTCTGCTTTATATTTACAATTATCATAATGCCATCTTTTAAGTTGATTAATAGCACCTATTGATCCGCAATGCGGACATTGACCTTTTTGTTTAGGTTTCCGCATTTTTTGTTTGTGTTCCTCTGATTTAGGTTTTCCTCTCAAAAAGTTTGCTGTTTTTTCAACAGCAGATTTTGACCTAATTGTACCTTTTCTAGAAGGAGGTATAATACCTCTTTGTTTCAGAGTATTACTAATCTTGTCTTTATGTTCTTTGGTAAAAGTTCTTTTTGAACCCGATGAACCTTCTCCACCGTCTGTTCTATTTCTCAAAATGCCTGTACCATTATCCTTGCGACCATACCAGCGAATATAAAATCTTTCCAAAGCAAATGCACCGAGTTCGGTCAAATGAGACTCCATGATAACTATTCTATCCGTAGAAGGAGTTTTAGTTAATTTATGCATAGTTTTATCCCAGGCACGATAACCCTTTCCCTTACCAATATAATAAGGGGTTCCATCATGCCTAAGATAAGCATAGACATAAAAATCATCCGACGAGAAAACCGGGAGGCGATTCATAAGTATTCCTTATTTCTTGTTCTGTGGCAGCAATTTCATTCATTGCCTCCTGATATATATCAACACCTCTCATAGTGATACCACCTGGTAGTTGCATACCGGCAAATTTGGACATATTTTGACCCCAAATTTTTTTAATGTATGCTGTTGCCAGTTTCTTTAGCATACGATCATTCCATACTTTTGTATATGCTTCTGGATCAGTAATAATCATAGCCTCAACTACCATCCATTCACCAACGTCTACGTCAGAGGACCATGATTGATCAACATAAAGACGATTGTTAATTTTGTTAAAGCGGATTGGTGACTGACCAGAAAACAACATATCCAAAGTTTTTAGATGTTGCATGGTGAGTGTGTAGTTTGTATATGATGTCGATGAAAGATCCCATAAATCGTTTAGCCGAAGTTGGTAACGAAGGTCAAACATACCCATCGCCTGATTAGTTCCACCAATCGGAAATATTCTAACAGCACCTATGATGGCATCCGATAACTGAATATACCCATCATCTTTGTTTTGCTGAGTTACCTGATGTTTAACATATGTGCGTTCTGTTCCGTCAAAATGAAACTCATTCCAGTATTCAAACGCCAATTCAACAGCATCATTTACCTGGATGTCATCTACGTTAATCTGAATGACGGGAAATCCAAGTTGTCTAAGGCAAAAGTCTTTAAGTTCTTCTTTATTTGCTGGTTTAGATTGCGACATTACACTGGCCTATGGGTTGACTATTATATATATTTATGTTACAGTGTCCGTCTACTCGGAGTATAGTATGAAAATTGGATTGATTGGTGACCATATACTTGATGTCTATATTTATGGAAAAATGAATCGTTTTTCTCCAGAATCACCTATTCCCATCTTTGATGTAATTAGAGAAGAGTCTCGGTCCGGTGGTGCGTCTAATGTTAATAGTAATCTCACCAAACTTGGTGCTTATGTGGATTATCATTTTGATGGGTCTAACTTTTCAATAAAGAAAAGATATGTGTGCGATAACCACATCATCTTTCGCTGTGATGAAGATAAGACTAGCAGTGTCAATCCTCTTGATATTAAATTTTCTAAAGAAACAAAGTATGTTATTCTATCTGATTATAATAAAGGTGTTTTAAGAAATAGTCAGAAACTTATCCAAAACTTGAAACAGCAAGGTAAAATTGTTATTGTTGATCCAAAGAAATCGCTGGTCAACTATGAGGGTGCTGATATTGTAAAACTAAATGAAGAAGAATATTTTCGTTACTCGATGATCGAAGATGACGGTGATATACAAAAAACCAGGAAGTTTTATAATATCGGAACACTAGTGATTACCAGAGGTAGTCGAGGTCCTATTATTGCCAATGACGAAGGTGTAACCCAGTTAGAGGGTATCGAAAAAGATGTTGCAGATGTGACCGGCGCTGGCGATGTGTTTATTGCTTCTATGACATATTATCTGGCCAGTGGCAAGTCAATCTATAAGGCATGTGAATGGGCCAATAAACTCGCCTCTCTGTCGGTCAGTCATTTCGGTACATATACTATAACACAGGAAGACATAAAGTCCATTGAAGAAAAGGTAGTATTTACTAACGGGTGTTTTGATATTTTACATAAGGGCCATATTGATTACCTGAGAAAGTCCAAGGCATTAGGTGATAAACTTATCGTGGGATTAAACTCTGATGAATCGGTCAAAAAACTAAAAGGTATGTGTCGGCCTGTCAACAAACAGGAAGACCGTAAAGCAGTGCTAGAAGCATTAGAGTTTGTTGATGGAGTTGTCATATTTCATTCGGATACACCATATGAGTTGATTAAACATATTGAACCTGATATAATCACAAAAGGTGGAGATTATAAGACCAAGGAAGAAGTGGTCGGCAACGATTTAGCAGAGGTTGTTATTATTCCATTCACTGATGGTTATTCAACTACAAATATATTAGAACAGTTGACAAATGATTATTAAAGGAGTTAATGAATGATTTTAGTTACAGGGCATAAGGGATTTATCGGTAGAAATCTCAAAGGGTATCTTGAAGCACAAGGTTTTAAAGTTTATGGTTTTGATGCCGTTGATGGTGATCCTATCGAGTTAGCAAAGCAGGTCCCTTGGGACGAAATTGATATGATCTATCACCAAGGTGCGATTTCGAATACCACTGAGTTAGATGTATTAAAGATACAGAGATGGAATGTTCAATCCTCAATACAAATTATGGAAGAGGCGATTAAGAGAAGTATACCGGTTCATTATGCGTCTTCTGGTTCTGTATATGGTAATTCAATGGCAGACCACGGATCATTTGATTATAATCCCTTGAACTATTATGCAATCTCTAAACTCACGGTTGATTTGTGGGTAAAAGAAAATATGTCTCGATTTACAGCACCGATTGTTGGGTTTAGGTATTTTAATGTATATGGTGCTGATGAAAGAAAAGATGACTATTGCACCAGTCCTGTTTACCGTTTCAGTGAACAGGCCAAATATGATGGTGTGATCAAGATTTTCAAAGGATCGCAAAATACAAGTAGAGATTTTGTTTGGGTTGGTGATGTTGTTTCTATCATCACACAAAAGCATAATTCTGGTATCTACGACCTAGGTTGCTCCGAACCTATTTCATTCCTTGATGTGGCCGAAATTGTCGCGGATAATTATGATGCAACTATTAAGTTCATTCCATTTCCCGAAATCATCAAAGGTAAGTATCAAAGATGGACATGTGCTAAGAGAGAGTTTGATCACAAGTTTATTAGTGTTAAAGAATTTGTCAACAATGGTGGAGAACTATAATGACAGCAGTTGTCGATAAACTGTGGGGAAGAGAAGTAATATTTGCCAACAATGAAATGTATTGTGGCAAATTACTTATTCACGATAAAGCAGGATCAAAAGGATCTATGCATTTTCATATGAAGAAACATGAAACATTTTATGTTATTCAAGGTTCTTTTAAAGTTCATTGGATTGAACCAAAAGATGCTACACAGCATAATCATACCTTAAACAAAGGTGACACCTGGACAAATGAACCAGGATTTATGCATCAATTAGAAGCATTGGAAGATAATTCAGTTGTTGTGGAAGTTTCGACAACACATTTTGATGAAGATAGTTATAGAGTTTTACCTGGAAATAATTGAGAGAGATAGAAATGGGACGATTTACAAGTATTCCTCAGAGTGAGTTACCACCACAATACCAGCAACCAAATAACAACAATATGCAAATGCAGCAGTCCTGGCCCACTGTGTTTCCTAAACCAGTTATTGGACTGGATAGAGACGGTACGATCATTGAAGATATTGGTGATTACATAACACATGCCGGACAAGTAACACCAATACCTGGTAGTCTAGATGCAATTCGAATGATGAGACTTAAAGGATATAAAGTTGTTATTCTGACTAATCAAGGTGGTATTCATAAAGGACTACAAACGATTCCTCAAGTCGATGCAGTGCATAATCATCTTATGCAGATTTTTGGCCAAACAGGTATCTTTAGTATCGACGGTTTATTCTATTCAACAACAAGTCTTAAAGATGATGAATATGCCAAACCAAACATTGGTATGTTTCAACGTGCCGAAAGAGAACTTTTTCAGATTGATTTCAAGAAAGGTTGGTATGTGGGTGATAAGATTAGCGATTTAAAGGCAGCGGAAAAGGCAGGTGCTAAACCTATTCTAGTTAAGACAGGCCATGGCAATGATACTTTAGAAAAGTTAAACACCTTTGCCAACAGAGACCTTAAAAAGGTGACAAAGGTGTTTAACAATCTTTTGGAATTTGCCGAGTCGTTAGACTGATTTTTCTACCAAAAGTTCTAACTCTGGTAAATAAAGATATTTCAATTCAGAACGATAGAGGGTGTCTAAAGCATCTTCTATCGTTTCTACTAATGGATCACCGGCAAGATTGAATGAAGTGTTAAAGAGAACAGGAACATTAGTAAGGTCTTTAAATGCCTTAATTAGATTATAATAATGTTTATTCTGTTCTTCTGTAACAGTTTGCACTCGACATGTATCATCTACATGACAGATAGCAGGAATTTCATTAAGTTTATCCGCGGCAACATTAACAGCCATCATCATGAATGGTGATCCATCTTGTCCTGCTAGATCAAACCAATCATCAGCATCTTCTTTTAATACTGTACCAGCAAAAGGTCTGAACCATTCTCTTCCTTTAACAGTATTAACATGATCCTTACCATTAGGATCTCTGGGATCATATAGAATAGACCTGTTACCCAATGCTCTTGGACCTGCTTCCGAGCGCCCCTGGAACAAAGAAACGATATTCTTATCAGCAAGTAGTTTAGCAATATCTTTATACTTCACTTTCTTAGTTTTAATCTTATCGGAATGCTTTTCCAAAACCTCTGTAATCTGATCTACAGTATATTCGGGGCCATGATAAAGTGTTCTCTGTGGACGGACAGTCGAATCAAGTTCTCCGTTTTCTTGTTCTTTGTTATGCCAGATCAATTTGGCAATACCGATAGCAGTTCCTCCATCACTGGAGATAGGTTCAAAATAAAACTCCACATCAGGAAAACGCTTTGTGAAGTAATAGTTTGATACACAGTTTAATCCATAACCACCAGAAATAACAACTTGTTTTATCCCTGTAATCTCTACGGCCTGTTCTATGAAATCACCGATTATTTTCTGTGTATCATTTTGAATATGCCAGGCTAAGTTCTTTTCAATGTCTGTTAGTTTATCAGGATTTCTATGCCATTCATTCGGATCACCCACACGATGAAACTGAGGAAAACGATATTGATCTATCAAAGCACCTGCTGGATATTTTGGAATAAAAACATCTTTGCTTCCTCTACTACCAACAAAAAGATTCGGAATCATCGGATCTCTTTTACCGTATGATGCAAGACCCATTGTCTTACCTGCCTCAATAAATCCAAATCCAAGATAATGTGTTACTGCTTCATATGCTTTTGTAATTGTAACGGCATTATCAAAATCTAACACACCATTGCTTATCTTCTGTTGATTATCACTACCGTAGTTTTTTCTAAGTAAACTAAACTTGCTAGGATATTCACAAACCCAAAAAGATTCTGCTTCAAAACCTTCGGCAGTGTAATCACTTTCTTCATCTAGTTTTTCTTGCTTGTATGAACCTGCACCATCAACAATAATAGCAAGTGCCTTTTCAAAACCTGAGTTATAGAATGCTGTTGATGCGTGACCTAAATGATGTTCGCTACCTAAAATTGTGGTCTTAACTTTAGGATTAAACTTTCTGACAAGAGAAGTATAAGGATTTTCACCGGTCCAAGGCAAAGAAGGTAACTGTGAAGATGTTCCACCAATTACAATTTCATCTACATGCCATTTAGATAGAATGTCTAGAATGCCTCTAAAAGGATTACCGTCATACTTTGCTCTTGACAGTCTTTCTTCTTCGATGAAATAAACCAACTCACCGTCAACCAGTAATGCCACTGATCCATTATGACCGGGGTTAACACCGAGAATATTATAAGTCATTACTTACCTACCTTATTTTCAATATCTTTAACAATAGCCATAAACATCTGATCGATTTCTTCATCACTAAAGTCCATTGCGCGATCATTGTATCTATCGGCAAGATGTGAATCCAGACCACATATTCTGATAGGTGAATACTTCCTCTCTATATTATCTTTTTCAATTATCTGAAACCAATCTGGATAAGTGACATTGATAGGATATGTTGAACCCACAAAGACTGTGCCTGGTTTGTTGAAGGCACGGGCCATATGCTGACCCACCGAATCACATCCAACAAAGTAATCGCATCCTTCGATAACTGCCATCCACATACGCAAATCCATTTCTGGTTTAAATGTGTATGTGTCCTCAGCGATATGAAATGCTTTTTCAGCAAATAGGATGAGATTATACTTTGTGGATAACTTCTTGACTAGTTTTAGATATGATGTTGAATCAAGACCTCTAGAACTATCATCAATAATATCACCCCTATCAACCCTTGCTGATCTACCGAATGGTTGAATAACAACTGTCTTGCTCTTTTTCTGCTGTGCTTTAACGTCAGCAATAATATTGGCAGCATTCTTTTCTTCTGCCTTATTGAGATATAGTTTAGGCGGGTCTGTATCAGTAGAACCATTGATTTCAAAATCAAAGGCCTGTGCTAATGATAGTTTTTGATTGAAATATCCAGGAACACGGTATGGTTCGGGGGAAACAATAACGTCAGCATCTTTGATAAACTCATCAAAGATACCTTTTGTGTCAAGATTATATGTAATATCTTGAAGAAGTGTATTCCCCCAAAGTAGATTATCCCAACCACCGATTAGGATTCTAATATCTTCATCTGGATGATTTCTAACATACTTTTCAAGGGCAGGGATGGCGGCAACAATACGGCCTGCGCCGCCATCAATAAAAAATATCTTTCTCATAATCTAAACACTCCATTATTAAAAAATGCTATAGAATCTTCTCGTATTCAACCCATCTTGTTTTGTCTGTTTCGGACATTTCTGAAGGCATTGTAAAAGAATATTCATTATGATCTATACTTATATAGTCTGCATTATAAACAGTGTTGTCCTCTTCGTCAACCGTTTCTGTGTTGGATGTTACCGCTAACAGAACAAGTGAAGACAATATGGTATCAATCTCGGGAATCGATGAAAAACCATCCAAACTCAATTTATCTTTTGGTTCAAAAACGATGTGCTTTTTGGAAGCATCAAAAAGATTTCTCGTCTTCAATTCTGATATAAGATACTTGATATTTTCTACATATATGTTATCACCTTGAATAAAATCACCATCTTCAACGAGACAATCAATGATAAAAGCAATGACATTTGTATGCTGAATCATATCGGTGTAAGCACTGATTAGTTCATCAAATGTGCTGCCTGTGATAAATCCACAAATATTGTTGCTTTTTGTACCAAGTGTTTCTTTGTATTGATTGAAAATATTTTTAGTCTCTGAACTAAAGTTCCTGAAATACTCAGGAACAATAGTATCGATTGTAATTTCTTTTCTGTTTAGTGCATCCTCAAGAACATCAAAACTACCTCTCGATAATTTAAGAAAACCAATATCAGTAACATCATTTAAAATCTGATTTTTATTTTCAAAGTAATCCAGATTTAAATACTGTTTGTTGATATTTTTTAGTTCGTAATCTTGTTGAATTATAATCATGTTTTAATATATCCTTTTTCATAGCATGGAACACTAAACGTGGTAGAATTGTTATAACATGTCTGTAGAGGAATCCCGGCAATAGTAAAGATATTATTAACTACTTTGCCGAATCCGCTCGGTGAGGATTGTGAATAAAAATATCTGCATTTTGTAGTTTCTGTGTCCATTAACCATGTTGTGGTTGTGAATACACACCCACATTCTGCCCAAAACAAAGGAGGGGAATACCCGGTGCATGTCGCCCCCGCAGAAATTATTAAATAAACATTTCTATTTACCGGATCCTCAATTCCAGGTGCGCTGTTTACTGCTGAAATGAGTCCTTGCTTTGCAGAACATCCCGGCGCCGCCGTAACAATTCCCAAACATCGGTTGTAGTATCTTACACTACCAATCTGGCCTAAATCGTTGCTTTCACAATTGCCGTTAGCATAATAAAACTTATCTTGCCAAGGAAGGCATACTCTATAGAAACAATATTTTAATTGATCCAAATCCCACCATGCTTTGAACATACTTTGACAGTCAAACGCCAGCGGCACTGCGTTGGTTCCGCCACATGGAGTATATCTAGTAACAAACGACTCATTCAAAATATTACAATATTGCGACCCGGCGGCGCAGAAGCATCCGAAAACAGTGCAAAATGACCATTCATTGTAACCAACATTTCGTTGTAGTGTTTTCCATGTAACACCTTTATCACAAGTTACAAGAAAGTCTTGATGCGTGTTGCAAGTACCATTATAAGTTATTACTCCATAATATCCATATCGACAGTCAGGAATTTGCAATGCTTGCCCGGCGCAAACTTCATTTGATGCCGTACCTGATTGCGATTCTTCTAAAAAAGGACATTTCAGAATGCAAGATGTGTTACAGCATATGGTTTCAAGTGAATCAAAACTTGCATATCTGTATGTTAAATTGGCATTACACTGGTGCAATCCAAACACTATTCTACATTGATCACTAAAGAATACAGGTTGGGCCGACGGACAGTTCAAGCATGATTTACACACCCAACATCCGGTATCAAATATATTATTCGAACATAGAATTAAACCACAATTTGTTACGCCTATGTAACTGCAAGTTTGACAGTCATAGTGAATATTACAAATACAAGGTCTATACGTGGTATTCAGGTCGCATATTCTTATAGTCGATTGACACTGACTGTTCCACACAAGACACTGTAGATTGCTTGTGATACTCGGTCTCTGGCACATACAAGCACCTGAAGCACCTGGGTAGATAACTGTTCCGAATGTTGCATTAGCAATCGCCGAAGACCAGGTACATCCACCGTCACAAGTTATGAATGTTATACATTGATTTATAGCAACAATTTTATTTGGTCCTGCTCTGTATAGATTACACACACAGCAAAGAGTGCATTGGCCTAAAGTCCAGGTATCACCGTTTGCAGAATAAAATAGTCCGCCATTATTTCTAAAGGCAATGTATCGTTTATTATCATGGTCATAAATGATAGAATTGAGAGTACAGGTACAGCAAGAATAACAAGTTAAGGTGGAAGGAGCACCATTCGCAAACTCCATGACGGCCCATCCACACGCACCTGCTGTTACCATATTAGTATTGCCGATAGATATTTGCTTTCCTTCTGCATTTTCGATGGCACCCTGGTGTCCCAAACAATACCAATTAGAATAAGAACAGCAAATTACTCTAGGTGCGGCACTTGCTGAATTAAATCCTGAAGTTACGACGAGTGTCGGAAAAGTAACTATTCCACCAAGACATAAGTAGCAACAATCTATTTGAACTGCGGCCACATGTGTTAAACAACCATCCGACGGCCGAATAGTACCTGCTGCGACCATGGGTCCGATACAACCTCTATTATAAGACCACCCACATGTGAAGGTGTTAGCAAAATGACAATCACAACTAGCACGCCACACACAACCACAGCAGCAGAATGTTTCTGATGATGTGTTAAATGCCAGTCGAATAACACCTATTGTATTATTTCCACCTATGTTGAATCCACTGCGTCCAGGAAACCACGAAATATGTTTTGTGGTAAAACACGTATTAGCATCGTCACCTAAAGAATCCGAATAACCACCCTGATTTTTTTGGCCAGACAAAATTCTCCAACAACTTTGATCGCCGCAAAAAGCATAAGTAGGTACTATAAAATGTGTTGAATTGGAATCAGGATGAAAGCAGAAAGGTGTGACAAATGCTGAATAATTACAACAATTACAACTATTATACATGAACATTTTAAATGTGCCTGTATAACCACCCATATCATTCACGTTCAAAATTTTGAGAAAATCATTTGCACAACTTCTAGGTAAAACACAACAACCTGATGTTATTGAAACGGGACAACGATTTTCCGCGAAAAAATATAAATTGGGATAATAAGTACCAGCTGATCTGCAACAATGTGGAAATCCTTCTTGAATTAACCCAAATCTAAGTGATGAAGGAATATCAACGTTGTCAAAAGTCATATGATTACATAAACAAGATGCTAAGTTTGGATAATCACAACTTTTATATACTTCGTTATCCGTAGCAAGATAACCACAAGAAGAAGGAGGAGTTTCAGCGAAGTAATGCACTCTTCCGATATCGTTATATAAAATTCCAGTAAGATTTGCTCCATCACCAACAAAAGTGTTAGCACACACAGTATTAGCACACACTATTCTCTCATCGCTAATAACAGTAGTGCCTTGGATTTTGATTGCCATCTTCGCTCCTTTAGAACTCGGCCAGGGTGTTTCTTATATTTAGTTAAACCAATATTTTTAAGGTAATTGTTTCTTTATGTTATCGATTTCTTTCTGTTGCTTTTGAATAACATCAATCAATATAGAAATCAAAGGAATGTAAGATACCGTTTTAACACCTTGGTTATTAGTTTTAACCAATTCAGGAACGAATTTTTCAATATCTTGTGCTATAACTCCATAAGTTTTATCACCAGAGTCTTTCCACGTAAATGATACTGGATTGATATTGTTTAATATTTCTAAACCATCAAACTCTGAAATATTATCTTTAAATGTGACATCAGATAGAGAATCAAATGTTGTTGCCAATACGGTGTTGAAATACACCGTATTGGAAGAACTGTCGTATGTCATACCATATGATCCGTTGGC